GAAGTCGATAACAGTGTTATAACAGTGTTAAGCAGTGTTATAACAAACGATAACACCGTTATAACAAACGATAACACACCTATAACCAGTAGCAGTAGCAGTAACAGTAGCAGTAACATAGAATCTATTAAAACCTATTCTTCATCTGCCGATGAAGTTTTCTCCGTATTTTGGAACGCATATCCGAAGAAGGTCGGCAAGGATGCAGCACTCAAGGCATGGAAAAAAATCAAGAGTCCATCAGAGACTCTCGGCAAGATACTTATGGCACTGGAATGGCAAGTTAAGTCGGAGGCGTGGACAAAAGACGGCGGGCAATATATCCCAAATCCAGCGACCTACTTAAACCAAGGGCGATGGAAGGATGAACCGACCACTAGGAATTGGTCAAACCAGTCGTCAAAGGGTGTCCAAGGAACGCTGGCAAGGATAGAGGAGCTAAGGGCAAAAAAGGCGGCGGCAGGAGGTGGTAATGTTTGACCATTCAACAGACGAGCGATTCCTTTTCGTTATGGCCGCACTCGGAGAGGCCAGCGGGCAGGAAAGCAGCTCGTTTAAGGAAAGGATCTATGCCGAGGCGTTGAAAGATATCCCGATTGAGGCAATCGAGCAAGCGGCATGGCAGATAATCCGCACCCGCACACTTGCCAGTTTCCCGAAGGTGGGCGAGATTCGCGAATACCTGCACGGCGGAAAAATGGAAGATAAGGCGGTGCTGGCCCTCGACCAACTTGAACGCGCCATGTCAAGCGTGGGTAAATACCGGAGTGTGGCGTTTACCGACAAGACCATTATGGCAGTTGTGCACTCAATGGGCGGGTGGGTGAAGCTGTGCAGCATGGAAGCGGAAGAATGGAAATGGGCAAGGAAGGATTTTGAAAAAATTTACCGTGCGTATGCTCAGCTACCAACGGCCCATCTACAGATACCTGAACATCTGTCTGGTATTGCTGAACGGGATAACAGCGTAAGAGGGCTAAAGGATGCATCGGAAAATGTTATCATGATTGGCGGTCTGTGCAATGTGCCGCTGTTGAGCGCATCGTGATTTTCGCGAAGATAGTATGATGCATAATGGCGGATGACGGAGGAAGCGAAAAAGATAATGGGAGGCAATACATAACACAGCAATCTTGCCGCTTCCCTGCCCCCGTGAGCCGTTTTTGCTAGTGCGCGAAGGGGTGAGGTAGGGGTGGTCGCGAAAATGGAAAGGAGGGGCGAAAATTGGCGAGAGAATAGCGATTGGAATCGGAATGGGCTAATATGTGGAGAGTGGCTAGATATATTTGCGGAATATAACGGCTACGCCCTGACCGGCGCGGCGAATAACAGAGAGGAGACATTATGAGCAATGCAGCGGAAACAGCAGAGAGATCCGCGCCCGAGTCCAGGGACGTGGTTATGCAAATCGATGTGGCTTTCGGAGACCCGGCGCCAAATCGCATGTTTTCTCCCTGGCAGCACTACATTACGAAATTTCTGACGTTCTCCAAGTCGGTCCCGTGCGCTCATTGCGGACGGAAAGGGATGCGTCACTGGACACTGTTGAAATTTTTCCGAGTCATGGAGGAGGGTGCATTTACCCTGAAGCCCTCCGAGCAAGAATATCCGCCTCTAACTCCGGTATGCACGAAGCATATCCTCTCGGAGTCAAAGGCATAACGATAGTGAGGCGTCACCAGCTTGTCTGGTGCCGCCGATGGTTATACAGCGGTTTTGAATATCCAGCAGGCTGTCTCGCTTGCACGGCGGATTAGGGGAGTAGTGGCGAGTGTTCCCGGCTGCTACTCAAATTCGATGATGCCCACCGTCTGAAACCAACAGAGGAACCCGGAGAGACAGCCAAAACAACGACACGCCGGGAGGCAGCCCGGCACATTAAACGGAGGCGGTATGCAGCTCAGAGACGATCAGCTTGAAGCACTGCGGCACATGCTCGGCATAGATGATCCGAGTGTTAAGGAGCCGAAGTCGTACCGAAACTATTACTGTGCCTGCAAAAATGACTCGTTGATGAATGGTCTGCGGCATTTGGGATTCGTCCGGCTGTACCGAGTCACAGACGATTATGACTATTTCACGGCCACTGAAACGGGTATTGCAGCGGCTCACGCCAGCCACAAGAAAATCAGGTGGCCGAAGGCAAAGCGCATGTACCACAAGTTTCTGGACCTGAGTGATTGCTGGCCCGACCTCACATTCAGGCAATTTCTCACGGACCCGGAGCTATTGGAAATACGGAGAGCTGTATAACGGCCAGGCGTTTGACCAGCTTTCGGGCTGGTCGGAACGCTGGTTATGCCCTTCGATGGGCGGGGAGGAAATGGTGGAGGTAGGTCAAAAGCTCACGAGCCGAGGTTTTATCAACTGCCCTGAGTGCGAGGCTCTAGTAAAACATGTGCATTCGGCGCAACAAGACAAACTTTTCCTGTCTCGAAAATTACAGGCCATTCGCGCAATCTGCACAACTGACCATGAGGATAAATTACAATTCATTGCCCGAGTCCTGAAAGTTTTGGACGGGGCGTAACGGCTGGTGGATGACCGCCAAGGGAGGGAAACATGAATAGGCATGAACTGAATGAAGCGGCAAAACCACTGGGAGAAAGAAAAGGTGCGGTCGATTCGTTGGTTATAAAGTCTTGTCCGTTCTGTGGGGCAACCGATGATTTTGGCATTGGGCGCGGAACAGAAGACAGCGAGGGGTTCCCAACCTATCTGTATTGTGCATCATGTGGGGCGCAAGGCCCGTGGGTTTACACGCGAGACAACTCGGTTTTTACTTGTACCGCTATTGCTGCGGATAAGACCGGCTGGAACCAGAGAGCCTTATAACGCCAAGGGTAACCGGTTGCGCGGCAGTTTGCGCAATCCGCATTGACCCGCTGGTTAGCCGATTTTATTGGAGGATTTATGTCTGAACAGAACGAATGGATAAGCATAGATGACGCTCGTTTCCCGCTGGAAAAATACAAGGGGGACGAGATTGCAATACGGACAAAAGCCAACAATGGTCGGTGGATATACCAGATTGCCGTTGTTGATGGCGATGGAAAGGTTGCGATTGACCCCTGCGTGATGTGCTCGCAGTGCGGTGGGACTCTGCAATGGAAACCGCACGCCTGGAACCCGTTTTCAAAAATGCCGATGGAGTGGAAACCGCTGGGAAAATTTATTGACGCTGACCGCAGGGTAGCCTCGTTCAAGGCGGAAGCAGAAGCTAACTACAATCGAGCACTGGAAGCTGAGGAATTATTGTACCTATTTTATATCGACCGCGACAAAAAAGCGGAAGAAGCGATTATCAACTTTGTGCAAGATGGGCTTGATAAGGAGGGGTTATGAGCTGGGGAGAACTACAGTGTACGCATTACGGAAATTGCAACCATGCGCCAACCATGGCGACCTGCAACAAGGAATGCGGTTTCTTTTTGCAAAAATTCAACTTTGAACCAGTGCGGCAACCGATTGGGTTTGAAATACCTGAGAATGGAACTGACGACGGCAAAACGCCCTACAATGGAAAGGATTACCCAATTCACAGCTCTGGGCCGTGGGCTGTGACTTCCGGGATTGTGCCTGACCGCAACGGCCGGTTGATCATTGAGGACTGCCACGGGAACCCGGTATGCGCAACCTCTGCCAAGGGTGTGCAGGGTCAAGTGCTGATCATGGAGGCCAACGCCAAAATTATTGCCGCCGCGCCTGAAATGCTGGAGGTGTTGCGATGGCTGGATGCGGAAATGGACTGCCGAGATGATGATTTCGGAGGAGCGCTGTTTTCCAGAGGAGATTTTGGGAGAGTGCGCCGGGCAATCAAACTGGCAATGGAAGGCTAACGGCTTGAGGCTGACCCGTTCTCAGCGGGTCGAGCCGATGGTTATCTGATTGGAGGTTGATATGAGGGAAACACTTTGCATCTTTTTCGCAATTTCGCACTGGCTGAAATATCGCGGGTGCCCTGACTCGATTCCGTCTAGTCGCGGGTGGAATCGGTACAAACGACTGATAGGGTTGTGGGGGTTCTGGCCGGTGTTTCACGACACATGGCTGACCATTCTCCACGCTGTCGGAATCCACCGTTTTTTCGATTGGTCGAACGATCAGCAGCGATATGTCGGCTATTGGAAACTCGGGAAACCACAGTTAACTTTTTTATTCAGATAACGCTTCAAGGCTTACCCGCCGTCTTTTCGGGCGGGTGGTGCCGCTGGTTAAATTACAAAGGGAGGATTTATGACACTGGAACAGATACAAGAAAAAGCTGATTCATTTTTCGAGTTTCCGACTGAGAACAAAGACCATGTGACTACTACAAGCGCCGTGCTGTTTGCCCGCGAGTGCTGTAAAGAGGCGATTGCAGGCAGGACGTATTTCCACTCAGATGAGGAAGTAGAGAAAGATCTTGAGTTCGCTTTCAAGAGATCGATGGTGTTGGCTAACATGTTGAAAATTCCGGTTCACGAATCGCCGAAAGTCACGGGAACAATTCTTGGGCTTGTCCGTGGGGCCGTGGAGCGGTTGCAGTCGAGGATTGCAGAACTTGAAGCCGCTATTCTCAAAACCCTCAACTAGAACGGCCATCTAGCGGACGGGGACGTATGCACCTTGATTGATTTAAAACGTGCAATGTCAACTTGGGAGCTAGAGTAATCTAACGGCCTGGGCGGTGAACCGCCAGGCTTTATCGGGCGGCTTCGACCGTCCTGGTTATAGTGCGAAAGGATACAGTGACACATTCTGACCTCGTAAAAATCGCTGAACGGTGGCTGATCGGCTCCCGGAAGTGCGGGGCGGTCATTACCGAATTGGTCACGCTTGGCATGGAAACGCCGGACGCTATCGGATTTCGTGATGGATCATCAACGCTGGTCGAGTGCAAGGCAAGCCGTTCTGATTTTCTGGCCGACGCCAAGAAGCTCTTCCGTCGCAACCCTTGGATGGGGATGGGAACATACAGATTTTACCTCTGCCCTGCTGGCATCATCACCGCCCAAGACCTCCCTGAAAAGTGGGGGCTGATATGGGTCAACGAAAAGGGCAAACCTCGGATGCAGATAGGTCCGAAAGGCAACATCTGGAGCGCACAAGAGGCGTTCCGCTTCGATGAGAAAAACCATCAGGCGGAACAGATGATTTTGGTTAGTGCCCTGCGTCGGCTACAAGGCCGGTAGAGCACTATAACGGCAAGGGTAAACAGCGAGCGAAGCGGAGACGGACACCACGCCGTGGTTATGCGTTTCCGCCACTTCCGGGGGGAATATGGAAATCAAGAAGTGGGTAATGCACATCATTGGACCGGATGAAATTCACGAGATGCCGGATGAAATCACGGCTCTCCGCGAGGCCAACAAACTGAACAGGCGGATTGTGAAATGGAGAGAAGAAGACCCGTCGCCGCATGATCCCTTCATGGTTGCGCTGGTAATAGAGCAGACTGTCAGCCCCCGCAAAGCTCCGTGGTGCGACTTCGCTGGAAACCCCATTTTTGAGGGCAGCACCATACAGCATCCCTCCGGTGAGCGCGGCACGGTTGTTTTTCTGGCAGATGAAGAACAGGCAAGCGACCAATGGAGAGTTGATTACGGCGGCGAGGATAAATCTCGGCTCTGCCTCCAAATCAACGACAAGGGGCAGGCGGTGGTAGTAGAGACCGCATAACGCTGGAGCGCACCCGCCCGGCGGTGTGCGCGGCGGGTTAGGCCATCGCCCGGAAAAAGAAAAGCCCCTCAGAAGAGGGGCTGTGCCGTCACGGGAAGCCAGAAATCCAGCCGGGCGGCGTGTTCCGCCTGGATCTCTTCAAATTCCTCCCGGATTATGAGTGTAGTCTTTTGAGGCCCGCGACCCAATCTAGGGACGCATCATCAGCGTCCTCGTACTCGGTGTATGCGGGCTCTATCGGATAGTTGCCGGGTGTGCTCTCCGATGTGTAAATCTTGTACATGCCGCAATTTGCACACACCTCTTTTGAGGTGATTTGTGTTCCGCCAATACCCCATACACCGGGATTTTCCTGGCAGCCGCCCAAGAGTTCGTAGGGAGATTGCCAGTCGTGGATTCCTTCTTCGCTGTCGCAATCCGGCTCCACGGTTTCCCTATCCACCAAAACAGAGAAGCGTTCACCTTCACCGATCTCTTCGTCGTCATCATCGACCTCAACCAGATATACACCGACATAGCAGGATTTGTCGCCGTACTCGCCGTCTTGTACCCATTCTTCAGCGACCGCACGAGCTTCCTTCATGTCTTCGGCCTCGAAATATTCACTGCCTCCGCACTCTTCGCGCATATAAAACCTTGCCATGATGTCAATCCTCCTTTGCTGAGATTTTTTTCTTTCGCGCCAACTCTCTCAACGCCGCCGCGATTACAGCGGAATTGGAGAGAGAGAGGGCGGCGGCTAGGGTGAGGAGGAGCCGATCGGACTCCTCCGAAAAATATACGTTGCGCGTTGGCATGCTAGACCTCCTCGATGTCGCCGGTATTGAGCGACCGGCTGCGTTAAGACCCAAGTATTACACGGCCCACTTCATCCGTGCTCACGAGCTCACTCCATGCCTTCAGAAAATCCCAGTCTGAGCAGGGAGCCAGCTGACTGTGGAGATGCTCGCGCAACTCATCATCCATAACGGCTCCGTACCTGTCTGCATCGCCCCTGCTAACGTCTTTTTTTGTCAATTCGCCAAGATTGCCAGTCCAAGGATTTTTTACGATTATAGGGGCATTGTTGTCATACTCGTACTCTTCGCCGTCGATATCGGCAATCGTCCTCCATTCTTCTCTTTTCATTTCCCCACCTCCAAGCGCCGGCAACCGGCGCGGTTAGTATTATTCGTTTTCGATGCCGACGCCACGACCGCCAACCGTAACAGCTACAAAGTAGCCATCAGCGCGGAGGGAGCGTATTTTTTCAAGCCCCGCCTTGCTCAGTTTTTGCAGATTCGTGCTGCCAGGGTGGCGCTGAATATGCCCCATTGCCTTAACCCTGAAGTATAAAGTATCGTCCATCGGGGTTTCATTTTCCAACCAAGTTTTTGTTGCGTAGCATTCGTACATTTCGGTTTTCATTTCCTTCCTCCCTCAAAATGTATTTGCCTTACTATATGCGATATGCGTACCAACATGGTCATGTGTATAGACATATGTTGTAACATGCCGAAATAGCAATGAAATAAATAGTTGACACGCTAAAACAGACTGGCGACTAAAAACAGAAAATACCGCAAATGAGGTGATGTTTTCCGGGCAAATCGGGAAAAATTGCAGATTATGCAATCAGAACGGCATGTTAGAGAGTACCGCAAATGAGGTTGCAATTACCGCAAATGAGGTGTAGGGTAGAGTACGGCCCTAGGGTAGCTCCCGAAAAGAACGATTCCCTACGTTCCTGGGCCGAAAACCTCATTAGGGCCGCACTATGGGAGGTGCAGATGGATAAAGCCTTTTCAGCCGCCTATCGTTCTTACATAAAAAGCGATGCATGGCGAGATAAAAGAGAATGGGTATTCAACCGCAAGGGGCGCAAATGTAAGGTATGTAAGTCCACTGAAAACCTACACATCCATCATTGCACCTACGAAATGCTTGGAAAAGAAAGGCTCCGCGATCTCGTTCCGCTATGCCAGTCATGCCATGACCTGGTTCACAAGATGGGGGGAGGCTATGCAGGGCTTAGGAAACTCACAAACGCGAAGAAGAAAAACACGGAATATCAGGCCAAAATAGAAAAACGGTGTAAACGGCGGCTCAGGAAGAGAAGGAATAAGGTCATTGAGGATCAGAAACAGAAAACAACAGCATTTCGGCCCGTAACCATTATAAGGCGCGGCACAGAAACGATCAGACGGGAGGGCTAGCAATGTCCCTCCCTTATTTCAAGATACACCCACCGGATTACCTCAACGACTATGCCTACCAACGCCTAACAAATGAGGAGTTCGGCGTACTGATGCGCCTATATATGCTCATGTGGCAATCCAACATGATGTTGCATGATGATGATATCAATATAGCCTGGCAACTCAGGCTAGACCCTCAAGCATGGGCCAAAATAAAGGCCAAGATGATTGACTTTGGGATACTGCTCAACGAGCACGGCAGCTTGATAAACAGCGCCATGAAAACAAAATACCTGGGTGCCGAAAGATATTCCCATCAACAGGCAGAAAAGCGGAAAAAACGCAAGAAATCCACATAGTTCCAACTATGGTTAATCCATGGTTTAACCATGGCCTATACAATAAGCAATAGTCTATAGTCTATAGCCTATAAACAATAAGATTATACGTCGGAGATATCCACCATGCCACGCCCCAAAGGTGTCAAAAACGGCGATGGAAGAAAAAAGATCCTGGTCGCCCCAGAAAAACGAGCAAAGAACACACCCATCACCAAATTGCTCGATCAGGTACACCGTTGCCCAGGTATAACCACAAGAGAGCTGGGAGCCATCAACGGCGTGGACCATTCAGCTATAGTCCGTCTGTTCCAGCGCCACAATATCGACCGAGAAAGGGTAGAGGATTACAAAGGTAATAGAGCGGATTTCCTGGCAGGGCTGCAGGAGAGGATGCTCGCATCGATCACCGAGGCTGATTTGGAAAAGGCCTCCCTGCGCGATAAAGTCATATCTGCCGGGGTGCTATTCGATAAGGAGCGCCTCGAGCGTGGTCAATCCACGGTCAATCTGGCCTCTATTTTCGCCCGTGCGATGGAGGGAGGCGAGGGCAACGAGGGGTAGTTTTGGGGGTATGTGTGATTGTCGCGAAGGTAAAAGCGCATGTACTACAGGTATTTGAGGGGCTTGTTGGATTCCTTCAACAGCATCCGATCGTCCGTGATGGGGTGCGGGAGGATGAGTCGCCTGGGGGGGGGTAGGATTGGACGGTCACGTATATATGCCAATGCTCCCCTCCTATCGCATATCAAACAAAAGGGGTTTTATGAGGATACCAAAGCATTTCACGCTTCACGGGCAGCGGGTAGATGTGGTGTTTGACTCTTCCGTTGATTTTCGGAATGACAATCGTGGGGAGGCTCAGTTCAGGGTAAACCGGATTGCGTTGGCGCCTTCTTCTGAGACGCGTCCGATGCCCGTCACTCAGGTTGAGCAGACGTTTTGCCATGAGCTGATGCATTATATATCCCATCATGCCGGGGTGGATTTGGATGAGAGGGATGTTGATTTGATGGGACATCTGCTGCATCAGGCGTTGGTAACAGCTGAGTATGAATGATGGTTTGATGTAATTTCAACGCCGTGATGGCGTGGGGTGGGTAATGGAAGATAAGCAGGTTGCAAGGGCGCGGAAGTTACTGGAGAAGTGGACAAAAGACCCTCTGTCGTGGGTGGCGGATAATTTCCCTACGGTGAAGTTATCGACTCAGCAGAGGGATTTTTTTGAGTTACTTGGGCGGTATGTGGATGCGAAGGTGCGAGCGGGGAATGGAGAAGAGTTATCGAGTGAGGATGCGGAGCTTGCCGGTAAGGTAGGTTTTTCGATATCCGCTGGGCAGGGTGTGGGTAAGGATTTTGTTACGGCGTTGGTGATTTATTGGTTTTTGTGGTGCAATCCGAGGGCTGAGAAGCATCCTAAGTACAATGTGCAGGACAAGCCCAAGGTGGTAGCAACTGGCGTTGGTGGGAAGCATTTGAGGAATGTCTTGTGGGCTGAGTTGTCCAAGATAGCGATGCTGTCCAAGCCTTCTGACGCCAAGGGCGAGAGTCCGATATTGAAGGAGCTGTTTGAGTGGCAGACTGAGAAGCTGAGTTTTCGTGATAAGAGGTATGAGAACTGGTTTGCTGAAGCGGTGACGATAAACGCCAATTCCACAGCGGAGGAACAGGCGAGGACTTTGTATGGTCGTCATGCTCATTCGATGCTGATAGTTGCGGATGAGGCGGCGGGCATTCCAGATCCTGTTTTCACGACGATGGAAGGGACGATGACGGACCCTATCAACTTTGCCTTGATGATATTCAACCCTATCAAGACGAAGGGTTACGCCATCAGGAGCCAGGGGGAGGAGCGGGACAAGTGGCTTTGTTTACGGTGGGATGCGGAGGAATCTGAGCTTGTATCAAGGGAGTCGATAGAGAGAAAGAGGCGATACGGTGAACAATCTTACGAATGGAGGGTTTTGGTTAAAGGAATGCCTCCGCTGGTGGATTGCAACACTCTTATTCCTCCTGATTGGATATTGGCGGCAATAGACAGGGATATAGGGGAACAGACAGGGCGCGGGGTGGTTCTTGGCGCGGATATTGGCGGGGGAGGGGATAGGAGCGTGGTTTGTACCCGCCATGGTGGTGTTGTGGTTGGTTTTGAGCGCAATTCTTCGGCAGACACGACAGTGGTTGAGGATTGGGCGCATTCGCTTTACATGAGGCATTCAGCCGGGTGCGTGGTGGTCGATAATATTGGTATTGGCGCGGGTGTTTACTTTTCGTTGCGCAAGAAGGTTGGCGTCACGGCCAGGAAGGGCGACGCCAGGGAGACGGCGCGGGACGATGCGAGATTCTTCAATAAGAGGGCGGAAGCATATTGGAGGTTGCGTGAGGCTTTTGAAGCCGGGGCGATTTCCATCCCGAACGACAAGGATCTGATAAACGAGTTGTCTGCTATCACATATGACCCGTCTAACCGCAACAAGATAGCTGACAAGAAGGACATGCGGAAGAAGTTGGGGGGGAAGTCTCCGGACTCGGCTGATGCGCTGGCACTGACCTTTTATGTTGAAGACAAGCAGTTTGTCGGGGGGAAGAGGAAGACAATGAAGGTAGACATGACCGGCGTATTTTTGCGGTAATTATGTATTATTATGCACAATAATGAATAATTGCATAAAATAGCTTTACATTATATTTAACATTGTGATAGTTTAGAATAAAGGCTAAAAGGTTTTAAGTGGGCCTAATTTTTTTACCATCTTATCAATAATGATTATCAACAAGTAATGGTTATTGATAATGAAAGTGGTGGCGATGGAAGACGGGAATCTGCTCAAAAAAGCGAAGGATTTTGAAGCCTCGTTCAACACTTGGTTTTCATCCGGGCTGCAACAGACGATTGAAGACAATCGCGCAAGATACCGGATGCAGATGAAGGACAAGGAGGAACGGGAGAGTCTCGGTTTATCCGCGCTTCCGTCAACTAAATCCACTTCTGTTGTTGACCGCGCCGTTGACCGTGCGCTGATGGATTATCACACTGACGCTGATTCCATCAGTTTCACCTCCCGCGCAGTCAATGACCCGTTTTCCGACCAGCTCGCCAACATCCTCACCAAAGACTTTCAGTACCGTTCACAGAACACTTTCCCTTTCTTCACCTGGCACAACGCATCACTTACGGCCTGTTTTGCTGATGGGCTAGAGGCTGCAATGGTGCGGTGGAAGAAGGAAAGTTACGAAATAGATGGCGGCGTTGAGTACGAGCTTGATGGGGAGATATTCACAGAGGAAGACGTTTCCGGTCTCGGGCCTGAATTGCTATCCCTGCTCACCCCCCGCAAGGTAAAGAAGGAAAGCGTTGCTTGTGATTCGTGGTGGATAGACCAGCTGAAGCCGGGGGAAAACTTCCTTTGGGACTTCAAAGCGCCATATCTCGATATCAACATGGGACAGTCCGCAATGGTCAAGATACCCATGACCGTTGACGAAATTATGGGTATGTCGGCCAAGGGCGTATTCAGCAAGCTGAACCGTGAAGAAGTCGCGGCGAAGGCGACCGCATCCGGCAGTGATTCGCGCTATCAGGACAGCGGGAAGACCGTATCTGATCCTGACGAGATAGATGGTGGCTTTCTGAACCGTGTTCCGGTGTGGTTTTACTTCCACAAGGAGCGGTTTCAATGGTTTGTGACCTTCTCTCTTGATGGGGAGATGATTCTTTCCGAGACGAAGCCCGTCAACGATGTCTTTTTCAACGGTCGTCCCGTCAACCGTCTTCCAGTGGTCCTTGGAACGTCAAAGCTCAAGTTGCTTGAGAATATCGGGCGTGGGCTGCCTGAGACTATCGCGCCCATTGAAGATGAGTGGACGGACCACAGGAATAACATCAATGACGCGGCGAAGATAACTATCCAAGGGCGTGTGAGGATTGAACCGGGCTCAGAGGTGGAAATCAACGATGTTCTGAATGCAAGGGCGTTCTACGCTTCGCAGGGAGACGTGGAGTTTGTGGACCGACAGATGAACCTCATTGACTCCCTCCGGGCGGCGGATTCGCTCAACGCTGACATGAACGAGTTGGTCCCGGTTGGCCTGGACAATCGACAGTTGGTTCCAAAGGGGACAAACAAGACCCTGGGCGCGGTGCAAATGTCCATGGGGGCGCAACAGGAAAAGTTGTCCGTGCAACTGATGGTGCGGAACGAGACCTTTTTTAAGCCTCTTTTGTGGCTGATAGCGCAACTTACCTTTGCTTTCGAGTCCGATGAAACCATCTTCAAGATCGCATCAGTTCAGGCAGGGGTAGACCCGAATCAACCGCCCTTTTCCACGTTTATCGACGGCAAGCCGGGGATTGATTTTTCTGTCTTCGACTTTGATGCAAACGTGCAGATAAACGCCGGTCTTGGCAGCGTCCCGCGCCAGCAGAAGCTATCGAACATGATGATGGTCTATCAGTTGGCGCAGTCGTTGGGCATTGAGCTGGATGGGCTGGATATCGTCAAGCGGGCTAACGTCCTTGCAGGTTTCGATGCAAATCAGTTCAATCCGCAGCGTAAGCAACCGGCCCCGCCAGCGGTGGATTACAAGCTGGATATCAAGACTTCAATGCTGGAGTTGACGGCTTTGGATTCGGAGATATCGGCGGCGATCATCCAGAAGCTGAAAGAGGGGCAATTCTCAGTATCGGCAGTGGCTGACGACCAGGCCGCCATTAACGAGATGATGCACAACATGATGAGCAATCCGTCGGGGGCGCCGGTAACGGACATGATGAGCAATCCGGCGGCGGCGCAGGGGATGAGCGAAGGCGGGCAGATAGGCGGCGGAGGCGGATATGGAGAGTAACGAAAGGTTGCTTTTACACATAGCCGACGGGCTTTACCGCATGTCGCGTGATGCCCAGTCCCGTTATGACACAGCCAAGACAGCGGAAGAATGCGCCGAACTGCGTATCATCCGCAAGATTGCCACGTCGAGCATTCCGAGGCTGATTGAAACCTTTGTGAGAGAAGACGACAAGAAGTGGAACTTCTGGGAGTGGTATCTGAAAAAGACCAAGAAAAACAATACCGTTTTGCCAGCAAGGAGCTGGTGGAGGAGGTTGTTACATATCGGATAGCCTAACGTCAGGGCAGAAAGAGGCCAAGCATGAACGAAGAGAGCACCGTCGAGACGACAGGGGCGGAAGTAGAAGTATCCACGGAAGAAGCTGAAGCCGCGAGCGTAAGCGGGGAAGAGGAGGAAACGCAATCCTCCGAAGATAGCGAAGTATCCGAAGAAACCAACAGTCAGGAAGCCGAAGAAGGCGACGAGGACGAAAGGGAATCCGGTCAGGGCCACAATCTGACCGCTGAAGAGCGCAAGGCGCAGTTGCAACAGGAGATTCGGGAACTTGCCAATACTAAGCGGGCCTTAAAGGAGACCCTAGCCGCCGAAGTCGAAGAACAGGTCAAGTCGGTACTCCAAAAGGCTGAAGCGGAAAAGCCGCCTTTCATCGACGTGCCATGGGACCGCATAAATGACCATGTGGCGGCGGAGATGGAAGAGATAGAAAACCTCAAGGCGGAAGGCAAGGCCGCTCAAGCCCTTTTCAAACAACGCGCACTGGATAAGCTCTGTGCTGAAATTGAGGAAAACGAGGCCAAGCGGCAGCAATGGCAGTCCGAGCAGGAAGCCAAGGCGCGGCAGCCACATCAGACGCAATGGACGGAACAGGCCATATCTGAGGCGTCGGAGATTGTCAGGAAGTCGCGGGGCGTTAAGCCCGACGATTGGAAGTTGGTAGAGCAATGGTTTGACGCAAAGGTGGAGGAAGATCCCCTTATTGGTCTTCAATACCGCGAAAAGCTCACTACCCAGGGACCGGCCCACGCGATTATCTGGAAACATGAGTATGTCACGCAGGAAATGGGCAAGAAGGCGAAAGCGGACAAGGAGCGGAGGGAAGAAGGGAAGGGTAAGCAGTTGTCTGTAAGCCCGGAAAACTCGGGCAAGGGCGTATCTATCAAGACCTTTGCCGAATTCCGCAAATTGAGCGGCAAGCAGCAGGTGGAGTTTGCTAAGACGCACCCCAAAGCCTTTGAAAAGATAATGGAAAACAAGATGAGTACGGCTTTATAAATCTAGCAAGTTACCGTCGAGATGACGGAAAGGAGTTACCAGATGGCAACAACCAAGATATCCGATATCATTGTCCCTGAAGTATTGGGGAGCATGGTCCCGGCACTTCTCACCGAGCACATGGACCTGATGCGGCTTGGGTTCGCAACAGGCGATTACAAGAACGTGAACATCACCGAAGGCGGTTCTTTTGTCAACGTTCCTTTCTACGGGGAACTGACTGGAGATGATGAGATAATGACTGACGACACTTCCAGCGTTCCCGGCAAACTCTCCACCCTCAAAGACATAGGCGTTGTCTGTCACCGTATCAAGTCATGGGGCAGCCGCGACCTTGCAAAAATCCTCTCCGGCTCCGATCCCATGAAAGAAGCGTCGCGCCAACTGGCGGCATACTGGGGATATCGCGGCCAGCAGGCTCTTATCAGCGTCCTCAACGGCGTGTTTAACGCCAGCGGCCCGCTTGGAACGGGCGCGACAAACCCGCACGTTACCGACGTTGCTGTCACCTCTTCCACAGCCGTCACCATGACCGCTACCCAGGCTATTACAACCTTGCAGCTCATGGGGCAGTATTTCACGGGGATTGACGGATGGGTGATGCATTCGAAGGTCTTCCTCGATTGCGAAAAAGAAAAGCTTATCACCTATTCCGAGACCAAGAATCCGGATGACCTGGTATCCATGTGGCGTCAACCGATGTTCCTCGGCAAGCCGGTGGTGATTTCCGATGATGTCCCGGTGGACACCACGACTCCGAGTTACTACAAGTACACCACTTATGGGCTCGGCAAGGGCGCGTTGTATTTCGGGACACAGAAGAAGATGAACCCCGAAACCGACCGCGATATTCTGGCAAAGGAAGATGTTCTTTCCTGCGACTTCCATTTTGTCCCGCATCTGAAGCTGGTCAAGTGGGGCGTCTCCACAGAAAACCCGACCAATACGCAGCTGGCCACTTACGGCAACTGGACCCTCATTGCTGAAAACCACAAGTTCGTCAAGGCAATAGCGATTGTAACCAACTAACCGGAGGGGCGAAATCCCCTCTTGCATAAGGAGAACACACATGGCGGCAATAGCTCACACTATGAACATCTCTCCGTCTCAGCCTCTCAAGGTCTATGAAGGGACTCTTGACGCGACGGCGATTCCTTACGCAACGGCGGCAATGGCAGAACAGGACATTACCATTACCGGCATTGCGGCGGGGGAAAAAGTTGTTTCTTTCTACGCAACTGACCAAGTGACTTTCGGTATCGGCAACGCTCGTGTTTCGGCGGCTAATACCCTTTCCGTTATCTTCGTTGCCACTGACACAGATACAGAGGTCAACCCGGCGAACACCATTAATTACCGGCTGATTACCATCCCGGCATAAGGAGGCTTCACATGAAGTATTTAGTTGCTCTTCTGGCGATACTGATGATTGCGGTGATTGCCCAGGCTGAAGGCCCGCTTCCGAAAGATTCATCCGGAAGACACGCCATTCAAGGAATATGCCCGTCTACCATCAGCTCGGTAAATCCAGGCACCAAGGGGACGGCTACCGTCTCCACTGTTGGCAAGGTGGGCATGTATTACACCTGCACCACGACACCCACATCCACCACAGCAACAACCGTGAAGGTTGGACGTAATGGCAGCGTAACAAACTTCTACCCTTCATCCAGCGGGACGCTGTATTTCGGCAAGGACACCGGAACATCATCTATGGCCTTTGGCGCTTACTCATCCGCCAATAACACGACTTGCCATTATGTCACATGGTAAAGCGTTCATATCATGAACGCTCAACGAAAGGCAGCAGATGGGAGTATCGACTTTCAGGAGAATGATGGGAAGGCGGCGGGCGAAATCGGACGCGGTTCAGGTTCCGCCCGCCCCACCCATAGAGGAAGAAATCAACTTGCATGAATGCGCCATATGCGGATTCAAGACGAAGACCGCCCTTGCAATGGGGGCGCACATGCGACGGCATAAAGAAGGGTAATCATGGATGTTCAGGGATTGATAGACGCCTTTGTGAGCGCAACGCGGGACATTTCCGGGCCGGAATACCTTTTTCGTGATGAGGAAATAGTTGATGTGTATGCCAACGCGGCAAGGGACAAGCTATTCCTCCTGACCCGCAACATGATTATTGATTCCACCACGGCTGAAGACGAAGAAGACCCGGCAAACCCATTGTGCGAGATAGACATAGTTGCCGGAACCGGTTCGTATTCCTACAGTCCGAAAATCATCAAGGTCATTGATGTATACCTTGCATCACAGACCGCCCCGCTTCCCCGTGTGTTTGCGTCGTCCTTGCGTCTCAATACTCAAACTCAACATTGGCGTTCAATGGATGCGGGAACGCCTGTTTGCTGGTGTCCTGACCTTGACAGCGACAAGATAAGGCTCATCCCGGCCCCTTCCGCCAACGACACGGCATACCTCACTGTGTCCCGGTTCCCACTCACAAGACTTTCGTATCTGGAGCCAACGGCTTCACTTGGCTTCCGTGAAGAGTATCACGACGACCTGTTGCCGTGGATGCTGCACCTTGCGTTTTCCAAGAAGGACGCGGAGACGGACAAGCCGGAACTGTCAGCGTTCTACCGCAGGAAGTTTGAAGACCGATGCAAGGTTATTAAGGTGGAGCTGTGCCGCAGGAGCATTTGACATGCCTGAATCCATCGCCATAACCGGCTTTTCCGGGATAAACAACGCACAGGACGCGGCCAGGCTGAAAGGGCCGTCTATCGGCTCTCCCGCGCCCGCTGACTGTACGGAGATGGTGAACGTTGACATTACCGACACTCTGAGCGTGGCAAGGCGCACGGGGACCACCAAGCGGTACTCAGGGACGCCAAAGGACATTTGGGCGAACGCTGACGGGACGGAAGTCTATTTTACCGAGGGCGGCTATCTCAAGCGGATGTTGCCCGGTAACACGGCTGTCAACATCCGCGCTCTCACATCCACAGATTCCATGAGCTACACGCAGGTCAACTACTTGACCGTATGCAGCAACGGAGTGGATCTCTTTATGGTGCAGAATGGCGTGTCGATGGAGTTTGCCACTACCTCGAAGCGGTTCAAGGAGTCGGTGCAAGCCGGTCACTGCCTTGCCTACTTCAACAGGCGGCTCTATATCGGCGTTGGCAATGTCCTTTGGTACACTGACGCCGACGACATCCAGCGGCTGGATGAGAGGGACGATCCGATGGCCTTCAACGGGCGGATACGGATGATTCTTCCCCTTGAATCCGGAATGTTCGTCATGGCTGACAAGGTGTACTGGCTGGCGGGGCTGTCGCCTCTGGAGTTCACTCTTCGCACTGCCTACGCCAAGACAGCCGTCACAGGTTCTGGCGTGGTCACTGACGGCTTTCCCTTGGGCGTCAATGGCAAGGTCGCGCTGTTCTGGGCGGGCGGGATATGCGAGGGGAGGGAAGGCGGGCAGGTAATCAACCATACAGCCGATACCATCACGGCGACGCAGCAGGAGAGGGGCGCGGCTGTTGTCAGGACCACGGGAACGATGACGCAATACCTTGTGTGGATATAAGGAGAAGACGAGATGAATCTTTCGACAGGAATGCAAGCGTGTCTGGCCGCTCACGGATACCATCAGGCACTTTCCAATGGATGGGCGGAGGCGCGAAGCGGTTCCATGCCCGCGACGGCTGACGCGGCTGATACCGGCACTTTGCTTGCCGTGGTGACGCTTAACGGTGGCGCATATACCGGGGAGACAAGGGCAAGGTGGAAGATAACCCTTGCCGGATCTTCCGGCAGCGTTGACACCATCAAGATTGGCGGGATGCCTGTACTTCCTGCGGCTGTCAATTTTACTTCGACACTTGCGGCAACGGCAACGGCTGTCGCGGCGGCAATCAACGCCAACTCCACCAATCCGAAGTTTGACGCCAGCACGGACGACGATGATGTTTATATCACGGCCCCATACGGCAGCGGGACCGATTACAACGCCGTGGTGTGTGCGACTACCGCAACCACGATGACGGCGACGGTAGCGGGAGACGGGACGCCGAACGGCTCAGGAGGCACGGCAGGGGTAGCGGCGGTGAACGGGCTGAACTGGCAGTATCCGCCTGTTGCCGGGGTGCTGTCCAAGGAGTCAACCACATGGCAGGATTCATCGGCCAACGCTTCCGGAACGGTGGGCTATATCCGGCTGAAACTGGACGCTACGGATGATGGCACATTGTCCACTACCTACCGCCGGATTGACTTTTCCGTTGCCTCGAGCGGGGCGGATATCAACGGGACTTCTCTTGTCACCACGGCGGCGGCCCCGTTTATCATCTCCGACTTGCCTCTGACCATCCCGAAGGCAGGGAGCGCAACATAGGGGAATGACATGGCCTATCTGAAATACACATACACCTCAAGCGCGACGGCGGCGCAGATACTGGCTGATGTGGTGCTGTTCCTGACCGGCACCACGGATGTTGCCGACTTTTCCGCCTCATGCGACGACGCGAACAGTGAAATTGATGTGTCCGTTGACGCGGCGGGCTGGACGGTCCACGACGCCAGCGCAGGGACGAACGCACAGGTCCTGAAAGCCCTTGTCGCCAGTTCCGCCAGTCAATACAAGTACCTGAAGATAGACACCAATTCAGCGGGCTATATCAAGCTGTCCGGCTACGAGACATGGGACGCAACGGCGCATACCGGAACGAACCTTTGCTACAACTCCGACTCAACGAGCTATTGCCAGCGGCTGAACGTGGCGGCGGGCGGGCGTCTGGATATCCGGGCGAACGTCCATTGCGTATGGGCGTTTAGTTTCCAGGGTGGGGCCTATGGCTCATCGACCGGCAACAGTCCATCCGGGATACTGGAGAGGACTCGCCTTTCCCCGTGGGACACGGCTGACAATGGATACCCGCCATTCATGTTTGCTTGCGGGGTGACGGCAGCAACCTACACCGAACCGCGCAGCCTGGACGCGGCGGGGGCGGATGTTACCGGCTCATCGGCCACATGCGCCCCTATCCATGCCTTTGGCGGCGGCGGCACTCTCCCGGCACTGCCTACCACTACGGTTCAGGCTGACGATACCGGCGCGGTGTTCAAGCATGTCATGGTGCCGTTCGGAGGCAACCGGGTTGCTCACGGGCATTTGGGCGGCGACTTCTCCAGCCTGTGCGATATCTACCTGACCACTTACGCCAACGGTTCAGCGTTCGACACGGTGACTTATAGCGGTGGAACTTACGTTATCTGGACTTACGGCGCGACACACAGGTTTGCGGTACGCAAGGGGTAATCCGTGGCTGATTGGGGCGATGGCATTGTTGTAGCGTTACCGTATACGGATATCGGGCATGGTTCCTATTCGTTCCTTGGCGCACTGTTCAACGACGATGATCCGGCCAGCGTTCCCATAACCGTTTCCGGGGCTGTCACTTTTGACATGCCAACAGCGGCGGGGGTGCTGGTAGCGCGTATTCCGGTTGTTTCCGGGGCTGTGACCTTCGATATGCCGGAGGTGGACGGGACCATCGTTATGGGCGTGGTGCTGTCCGGGGCTGTCACTTTCGATATGCCGGAGGTCGCCGGGCGGCTTGGATACGGCCTTTATGGGGCTGTGACCTTCGATATGCCTACGGCGGCGGGGGTGGTGGTGGCTACCATTCCCTCTGTTTCCGGGGCTGTTACCTTCGACATGCCGACCGTTGCCGGGTGGATTGTTCCCGGTCCCGGCTCAATCTTCACTGTCTATGTGATGAACCTGAAAAACAAGGGAGTGACGGAGTACAGACAATTCAATTTCACCTCGGCCTGCGCGTTGCCCGATGGCCGGGTGCTGATGACCGGCAGCGACGGGATATACGAGCTTACCGGCAGCACTGACGCAGGAACGGCGATAGCAGCGCATATCATCACAGGGGCGAACAATTTTGGAGATCCCCGGCACAAGAACATTTCCGACATTTACGCGGAGGTGGAAGGAACTGGAAGTATCCAGGTATCCACCCTGGTTGACAAGAATACGGAGGGCGGGGCGCAAACACTCACGCTACCGGGCGGGACCGTTACGGACGTGAAGCGGGGCAAGATGCCACTTGGCTCCTACGGTTCCCGGTGGCAGGTCAAGGTTGTGAACGTCTCCGGCGCGGATTTCGAGCTGCACGGGCTGGAATTGCTGGCGAGCCTGACGGGGAACAGGGTATGAAGCCGGCCAAAAAGCGCATACTCCACGCTGATGGACATAAGTATTTGGGCGTTTGCCGGTCCAAGCTGGCGGCATTGGAGCAGTTGCGCGACGCTGGCGACGTGCTGAAGAAGTCCTTCCACCTTCCCGATGACCTGATAGCAACGGTGGTATGTGGCGACGTGGACATGATAACCATCATGAAGATACCCTTCTCCGGATTCCTGTTTCATCCGCGTGTGGGTGATATCGACTGGATGCCGCATAACTATTGGGCGGGAATGGGATTCAGGACCGTGCGTTTTCCGTATGTCAAGGGAACGGGATGGGATTTCAACGGGGATGCCTTGCCGGGTACGCCTGTTGAGTATCCGCTTGCCGATGACGACCACGGCACAAGGAGGATAGAGCGTCTCAGTACCGGCAGCAGGGAATGGAAGTTCTTTCAGCGGACGCCGGAGAATTACGGCAACATCGACTGGAAAGGGCTGAACACGGCAAAGACTGGCGAAGAGCCGAATAATCCTATCCTGACATGGCGTGGCCCCCGGTCGCGCTACTTTGCTGAAGCTATGGAGTACCCGGCTACCGGAGAGCCGTACTATTCAGCCAATATCTACCAATCCGGGAAGGTGCTGACATCCGTTCCGGTGTCTGAGAAACCGGCCACACAGACAGGGGAGATAGTCCCTTACGTGGTCCTTGGCGCGGCGTTGACCACGGACGAAGACGGCGAGACGTGGCTTGTCGCGGTGCTGAAAGAGTATTTCTTCGACCTATCGACCGGGGAGAGCCGCAACGGTATGAGGGTGGCGGCGAGGAAATACTCTCACCTCAAGGACGACTTGAACGGCTGGCATGATGAGGAATCGAATCCGGAAGGCTGGCGGATACTATTCAACGTTGCCAAGTTCCCCGCATCTTCCCCATTTCATTTCAACTCATCCGGCACAGAGTCAAGTTCCGTTCACGAATGGGTAATCTACACCGTCACCGTCAACATCAACACGCTATCCGCTGAAATGGCGACGGTCGCGGCGGCGGATAACATAACCGGGACCGGACACCAGGAAGGGACCGGGATAATGACCGGGACTTATAGCGGATGGGATGGCGCGGTGTATTCGCCAAGGGGCGAACTTGTTGATCCGCTGTCTGGTATCTGGCTGGACGGAAGCAATAACTATGTTGGCTCATGCAATTACTATCAAGGCGGGTACGGTTCCAGGTCAGAGCGCGTTGAGGCTGTTTGTGCTGTCGATTATCAGGGAGATACGAAGGTTGAAGCGCGGCTGTCTTCGGTTGTCTCCTCCAAGAAAGAAACGGCGATAGTAACCAACATCAGCGCGACGGCAACGACGCTTCCCGGCACGTCCACACCCACGCGCGGAGCGTATCACGGGACGACCAGAACGGGTACTGTGATCACCTATGATTGCAAGGTAACGTTGTCATTTGGTAACATAGAGGAAGATGTTTACACCGAAACAATCATGTCCCATGACGGCACGAAGGGCGAGACGAAATATTCCATTATTGAGTGGTCAGGCAACACGCCGGTCAAGCTGTCCGGAGGCGGTTTCAGTATGACACTGGACGATGAGGAACGGGACAGATACGCGGGTGCGGTGCTGTTCCTCGACCTTCGGCACGATATCGCTGTGCTGGCGCGGCGGCGGCTCTATGGCAAGACTACAGCGCACACGAATCATTACACATGGGATTACGAAAGCGGGGGGGCGTCTGTCCCGGTAGATGATGAGTCAACGGCAACAACGGCATATGAGACCATCATCAAGATATCAGGCGCGGGGGCTGATGAGGTGTCATGGTATGAGCAGTTTGTGTTTACCGACGATGACGACCACATAACCATGCAAGATCCTTCTTATGCCAGCATCACGGACATAACGGCTGATTACGCGGTTCAGTCAATCCATTTCCGGTATTCCAATCAGCCTGCAGGCTCATGGGCCGTTGACCGGAACGGCAACCACTTCTATTCCATGCTGAAGCTGGACGGGACACATAACTATCTGACGGGGGGCGATCCGGTGACGCTGACGGAGACAGTGGGCGACAACCCGGTATTCTTCCCGATTGCTCCAATATGAGGTGAGAGATGGCGGATATTGATCCCCAAACAATCCTTGCGGAAAGCAAGGCATATGCCGACAGCCTGAAATCGGAGTTATCCGACGCGCTTTCACGGCTGGAATCCTTTGCGGCGTTTCCTCTGTCATGGGTGGAGTTCGCGCCATCGGCGGCATTCATTCCGGAGAAGGCGGCAAGGATAGACGCGGGGAATCTCCCGACGCTGGAACGGGCCGTCATGGGCGCGGAGTTTAGCGACCTGGCCCAAGAGCTGACGGAGTATAAGGGGCATGTGTTCATCGCTCCCTACCTTGACGATATGCAAGATGTGCTGATGGGGTGGGTAGAGTCTGGCGGTGTGGGTATCAGCGATGATGTGCAGACCGCCCTATGGGACGACATGCGCGAGAGGGACTTGCAGACCCTTTCCGACGCCCTAGACCTTGCGGCGGATACTGACGCGAAGAGGGGCTTTGCCTATCCCACGAAGCGGCGTAGGACTTCCGAGATCATCACTAACTACCAGATGACCCGCGACAACCGCAACCGGGAAATCACGGCGAAGCTGGCGGAACTGGCGCAACAGAACGTGCAGAACGCCATAGCGCAAAACATCAGTATCGAGCAGATTCATTCCGGCTTCTCCCTCGGACTGTCCGGGGTGTGGAACAATATCAAAAACCGCATCATCGAGAAATTCCGCGTTGAGCAGGAGGCCCGGATCGCGGAGTTCAACGGGCTACTCTCTACCATCCAAGCCGGGTATGAGGTGGCGAAGGCCAACGCGGATATTGACAACAGGTATCAGGACTTGCTGGCGAAGGTCTATGAGGTGGAAAAGACCATCTCCACCAACAGGACCGGGGCATTGATACAGCAGTCTGAACATGCGGCGACACTGAGGCTGCAAGCGGCAGGCGGCTACGTTGACGGGCTTTCCAAGCAACTCAGCTCGGCACTGCTCCAGGTCAACGGGGTTGCCGTCACCACGTCGAACAAATAGGGGGCCACATGACTAGCCTTTACGACTTATATCGGCAGCATAAGGATGCGGCAGGGGCGTTTACCGGAGGGCTTCCCGCTCAGAACACGGTCGGCTACCTCAACATGCCGGAAACGCCGATACCGGCGCAGCAATCCGCGCTGGCGTCGCTGGCTCCCGGTCAGATGGGTACGCCGGCGCCGGGCGCGGGCTACGCTCAGGTAGGCAACCGGCGCGTCACTCTGGCGGATATTGGCGGGCAGAATGACCCCTTCCGAGGCGGCGGGGCGGTAAGCTTTGTCGATTTCGGCGGGCAGAAGACCTACAGCCTGAACCCTGATGTCCAGCGGGCAGGGGTGGAGATGGAGCAGCAGCGGCAGGCTGACCAGTCCATGATGGCCGGACTTCCCAACGGGATGACGCTGCAAGAGTTCCTGCAAGCCCCTTTCAGCCGCGGCAAGGACCAGGGCGCGTTGATGCAACTCTATCACCAGATGGAAGGGACGGCGGTGCAGCGGGGGCAGCTGGCGCGGGCATTGTCGCAGCCGGGCCCTGAATACTTGCAGGACAAGCGGCAAGCCGGGCAGATGGAAATAGAGCGGATGAGGCAGCAGGGGCAGGAATACCGGCAGATGGCACTTGAAGACCTCAGACAGCAACGGCAACAGGCGTCCATTGACGCAGCCGACAGACGCCAAGCAAAGTATCTCGAAGCCCAGAACGAACGGTCCAACACGCGCAACACCAAGGAGGATCGCCGGTTTGAAACTTCCCTTCGGAAAGAGTTCGAGGGGGCAAAGATAGTCAAGGAATACGATGTAACCAGAAATCAAATGGGGAGGATGGAATCCAGTTTGAGAGAGATTCAACGCGACCCTAAAAAACCTCAAAATTACATAGCGTTAGACCAAACGCTGATAATGCTATTCAACAAGATGCTCGATACTGATTCTGTCGTCCGCGAAGGGGAATACGCCCGCACTATCCAGAACTCGCCCATGATGAACAGGATAGCGGGCAAGTTGCAGCAAGTGGCGACTGGCGGAGCGGGGTTCACCAACTCAGAACGGCAAGCGATTGTCAACATGGCGCGGACATTCGCACAGGAAGCAAAAGGGCTTTACGACAATCACGCCAACGAATATAGGCGGATAGCGGGAGAGACTGGGGCGGACCCAAACAGGGTTGTGATCAGCAGGGAACCACGGGGGCAATCTCCGGGAGGCTCCAAGGTTGACACCTCGAAGCCGGTCAACAATGGCCGGGTTAACGGTTTTATGCAAGCCGATGGCTCTATCGTTGACGCATCAGGACGGAGGCTGAATTAATGGCTGGCGAATGGAAGGAAGGGCATATCCCACTGAATGACGAATGGAAGGAAGGGCATATTGAAGCCGCTCAGTCCGTGCAACCGGCCACGCCTCCCCGGAAGAAGTCGTCAACTCCCATTGCCGATTACTTCACGACTCCACCAGACCGGCCAGCGTCATTGAAGGACTTTGTGACGAAGAATGTCCCTCGGAGTGCCGCAAATACGCTCTATGGCATAGCAAGCGCGTTGCCCATTACGGCCCCATTCGTCCAGGCTCATGACATGGCGACGGGCGGGCCACGGACGCAATCAGCGTTGAGCGACCTGAAAAACCTCAAGCTGTCAGACATACCGGGGAAGATGTTGGAAAACGCCAAAGGACTGGCAAAGTCTATCGCCGCTCCGTTTGGGCTGGCAGACTCCGGCAAGTTCATTACCAACGCGGCCAAGGGCGGGCCTCTCTATGCCGCATATCGCGCAGCGACTCAGCCGGGAGAAACTCCACTAGGAGAAACGGGCGGGGAAGAGTTCGCTGACGCATGGACACGGCAGCCGGTACAATCGGCGCTGGCGGTCGCGCCGATGGCGGTAGCAGCGGGCGGGAAGGTGGTGTCAGGTGCAAGGGGGTTAAAAGACATCCGCAATCTTCCCGAGAATATAATCAAGCGTGGTGCGGCAAACCGTCTGAACGAGTCGATAACCAAGACTGGCCCGGTATCGAAGCAATCAGCGATCAACGCGGTTGAAACCGAGATATTGAAAAAGAAGATACCGGGATGGGATGTGGGCATGGGGCAAGCGACAGACGACCCACAACTGTTGGCGTTACAACGCAGGATTGGAATGAATGACGATGCCGCCAAGGCATACACGGACGCTTTGCGAATGGGCAATAACCAGGCGTTGAGGTCTTTCCTTGACAAGTCCCTGCCCGGTGAAGGCGGCATTGACGATGTGTTGGCAGTGTTGGAAAGGGCGACGAAAGGAGCAAGGGCGGCGACAGTGAGCAGGTCAGGCGCGGCGACAAGGCAACTTGAATCACTCCCCGGACAATCCAAAGAAGCAGCGGGTGGAGTCCTCCGAAAATCAGCGGAAACGGTCAGAGACACTTTGCGGGCCAAGTCCGCCAAGCTGTATGAGAAGGTGCCAGAAAATGCCGAACTGGACAGTACGCCTATCTACAGCGGCATAGAGCGGGAGTTTTCCGCGAACGATCCGGCATTCAGCAAAATCAACACGCAACTAAATAGCGTGTTGCGACGGGCGAAGGGCGCGCTTGAGCCTGAACCATCTCTCATTCTTGGCCCTGACGAATTGCCCGCAATCACCACAGAAGGACCGGCAAGCATCACAGTGGGGCAGGTCAAAAACTTCCGCTCTCAGGTTACAAGCAATTTACGGGCTGCACAGAAAGAAGGAAATGCCGACCTTGCCCGCCGGTATCGGAATATACTTGACGACATCGAAAAGACTGAGGATTTGGCAATACAGAACGGCATGGGCGAGGGGATAGACGCATTGCGGGAGGCCCGGAGCTTTTACCGTGATGTCTATGTTCCAATAGTGAGGCGCGGCGGGACGGCTGAAGTCTTGGCAAAAGAGGGAACGGGCGGAATGAGGGTTGATCCCGCGATGGTGGGTAAGTCCTATTTCCAGCCGGGAGACAAGGGCGTTGAAGCCGCAAACTCTTTTGTCAGAACGTTCGGAAACGATGATGTAGCCCGTGGGGCCATAAAGGACTATGCGGCCAATGACCTGTTGACCTACGCGCAGAATCCTCTTACCGGAAAGATTGAGGTTGGCAAGGTATCGAGATGGATGGCCCGCCACAAGGATGCGCTGGACCGGCTCAACCTTGGCGATGAATTTAAGACCGTCAAATCGGCGGCGGAAGCGGCGGAAGCGGCGAGGGCGGCGGAAACGCAACTAGCGCAATCCAGATTTGGGAAGGTGTTGGGGACGGACCCGAAAAAGGCTATGCAATATCTGTTTGGCGGGGAGAACGCGAGAAAAACCGCGCTCACCATGAAAGAACTCTTAAAGATGACCGATGGCGACAATCTCGCCAAGGTAGGACTGAAGAGATCTTTTGCCGATATGCTTATAAAGAACGCGGAGATGCATTCAAAGGATAACGCGGGTATCCGGAATATAGGACAGGCGAAACTTGAAGGGTCGCTTGACGCATATCAGCCAGCTATGAGGATTCTGTATTCCAAGGAGGAATTGAATGCGCTCCACAACGTCCACAGGGCAATAGATATTGCTTCGCGGATAAACCGTTCTGTGTCTGGGGTTGCCGGGTCGCAAAGTGCTGACCTTATCACAGGTAAGGCAATGGCGGGGGAGATAGTGCGTAACTATCTCCCTCTCAACTCATCCTTCCGTATTCTCCGGGCGGTGTTCAAGGGCTTGAAATCGGGATATGACGCACAGGTGAACGAATATATATCAAGGGCCATATATGACCCGCAAGTGGCAAAGGTACTTGTAGACGTGATGAAGTTGGCGAAATCCAAAGGTACGAAAGCGGCGACGGCACAGCTTTCGGAGAAAGCGGCAATATCCGCCACAGCATCAGGCGCAATTTCATCACCTCTTGAACCAGAATGAATCGGGGGGCTTCTTGGGGAAAAGCAGTTCTGCCAACACTCGATCTACGGCCCCTATCAACCAGCAGACAAAGTAAATGCCAAAAAGGACAAGCAGGATTTTCCAGATCATACCAGCACCCCCTTTCAACGTGACAATATCATAACCGCGCGACAAGTCAACAGGAGCAAACATCATGCCAAATATGAACTTTTTCAACGACTTCAGCGAACAGCTAGGAAGAGGTGTCCACCAGTTCGGAACGCATACCTTCAAGTTAGCCCTCACCAACTCCGCGCCGATCGCCACAAACACCATCCTTGGAAACATCACGCAGATAGCGGGGGAGAATGGCTATACCACGGGCGGGGAGACGGTGACGATTGGTATCAGTGAGACCACAGGGACGACGACCGTCACCGGAGACGCCGTTACCTGGACCGCCTCCGGGGCGGTGGGTCCGTTCCGGTACTATGTCCTATACAACGACTCCGCCACATCGCCCCTTGATGCTCTGGTGGGCTGGTGGGACCACGGCAGCGCGGTTACTCTGGCGTCTGGCGACACCTTCACAGCTAGATTTAACAGCAAGGATACAGCGGGTGAAATATTGACTTTGGCTCCGGCGGCATAACAGGAGGCTATCAATGGCTGTCACACATGCTTTCACATTGGCCATAGAGGATGGCGCGGACGATACCGTTGTCCGGTCTTCCGACTGGAATGCATCACACACACTGAGCAACGCGCTCGGGGCCATTGACGGGCTTACACCAGCGGCCAGCAAGATACCGTACTTTACCGGCGCGGCGGCGGCTACTCTCACCGACATTACCGCGACAGGCATATCGCTGATAGGTGCGACGGATGCGGCGGCAGGAAGGGCGGCTCTCGGCCTCGGCAGCATTGCAACGCAGGATGCGGGCAGTATTTCACTGACTGGCGTGTTGTCACTGGCTGTAGCGTCCGGCGAGCATATCTTCTGCAAGACCAACGACGCGCCGAACAGTAACCAGAGCTGCATCTTTGTCCTACGCCATTATTCGTCAGCGTCAGAGGAATCAGCTACAGCGTTCAGGCTGGTGTCGGAGTCTGGAGTGAACCAGCTCTACCTTGGTGGCGGTGCGCTGGACCACAACGCCTGTACGATGATTAAGTTTTATACCGCTTCGAACAACACTACCAAGACCGGTACGGAGAGGGCGAGATTCAATAACGCCGGGCGGTTCCTGGTCAACACCACGACTGACAACGGTGTTGATATCGCGCAGTTCAATGGCTCAATCCTGACATCGGGGATCGCACTTGGAACGACAGCATCGATTTCCACGTCCCAAATCGGGCCAGTGACAACGGATGGTTCCGATACAGCATCATACGTGCTCCGTGGCGGCGGGTCCGGAGCAGCAACACGCGGAGCATTCGTTGCTTGCTACGGCAATGAACACGCCTCATATCCCGGCACACTGAACCTTAATGTTGGTTCGACCGGGACGCTTTGTGTCTACACCAGCACGGGCTTTAAGAGGCTGGAAATACTCGCAGCCGGTCGCATCCTGGCCGGGCCTACTCCACCTACTGACGACGAAACCAACGCCTTTCAGCTCGGCGGAGACATGACCGTATCCGGTGTGTATAAGGTGGATGGTACTCAGGTGGTAAGCAACAGGGTGGTGGATGCGAGGATTGACGACACGGTAAACGAGTCCACATGGGACTCCACAACAGCCGGGGTGCTGGACGCAATCAGGGATGCAATGATTACACATGGCCTGATGGCGGCGGCGTAAAGGAGACGGGAAATGGCGTTATCACAGGCGATAGACTTCAACGGGATAGCGGTCCCATCAGCATATATCCGAATAGACCGCATCTTCGGCGGGAAAAGGGAAGGGTGGAACGCCGTGGTGTCCGTCTACGCATCCGCTGATGCGGCGGCAACATGCGAACCCTTGGAACAATTCAACGCTTCAACCGAGTATTCCGCGATTGAGGAAAACCCCTATGTTCTGCTCTACCGGGCAATCAAGGGGATGGACGAGTACGCGGAAGCCAAAGACTGCTAGAAAGGATTGCAAATGTCTGAAATTATTGAGAAAAAAGCGCAAGTGTTTGACCTGTTGAAACGCAGAGAGCTGTTGGTTGGGGAAGTGAAGGGGATTGAGGCGGAAGTTAATAGACTGGCAACGGAGATAGCGGAACTCGAAACGGAGTGTTCCGAAGGATAGCCAATGGCATCAGCCTTTCAGTCAAACGCCTTCCAGTCAAATGCCTTCCAGGTCGAGGCAGCGACAGCCGTTGAAAGCATCGCCCTTCCGGGAACGTTCGAGCTTACCGGCATTGCAGCAGCATCGGCTGTTGCGGTTCTGTCTGTCGCCTCTCCGGGGGCGTTTACTCTCACCGGCAATGCGGCTACGTCCGTTGTGGCGGTCGTATCCGTGGCGGCGACAGGGGAATATGCAATCACTGGCATTGCATCGTCGGGCGTCACAGCAAGGACCAGCATTGCCTTGCCGGGGGTATTTACTTTCACCGGCGTATCGGCAACATCGTCTTGTGCGTGGCGAAGTGTGGCCCTTCCGGGCGCGTTTACTATCACTGGCATTGCAGCGGTATCGTCCGTCACCACGTCCGGTATCCACACAAGCATAGCACTACCAGGGGCGTTCGCTATCACCGGATTTAGCGCAACGTCACGGGTCACAGGGCGGCATGAGTATAATGATTCCGGCATTAGATCACAGTATACAGATGCGGGATTGAGAAGCGCATACAATGATTCAGGGCTGAGACACGCCTACTCATAGGAGGCCGGGGAATTGACACGACCAGATTACAGAGGATGGTTGACAGATGAAGATGTGGCAAGGATTGTCGCAGCAATGGAGCATTCGCACAGGTGCAGCAGTTTCAACGAAGAGGAACGCCAAATAATTCATGACATGGCGACAGGAGGCAAGCTGATGAAAAAGGCAATAATTTATATTATCGTTGCCGTTGCACTTTATGCTATACTCGCGAAGTCAGCACTACTCAAGGTAGGACAAGTGATAGGATTGATAAAATAATGGTGAAGCCTTCGGAAGACTGTCCTGATGATTGCCCCGCACTTGGTAAATCCGCATTGTCTCATGTGCTGAATCCCGGCTGTGTGTTCAAAGATGCGGCGGGTGTAAAGGTTCAGACTGCAAAAGCCAGCAATGCGGGTAAAAAGGGGCGGATGATATGACTTGTAAACTTCGTTGCCCACTGAACGGGCAGATATGCGAGGGATGTATGAACGATGATTCCCCGGTAGATGGTCCCGATCCTGATATGTATGGCGACGGGCACCCTCACGAAGACGATTGGGATTGCAATTTCAGTATCCTGCCACACAACGCGGGAACATGGGGTATATGACGTGCCGGAATTGCGGAGGGTCTGACTTTTGGGAGTCGGCGCGGGTGGCCGGTCTGTTCGTTTGCAGGACGTGTCACCCTCCGGCTCCAGGCGCGGAGAAGGTGCATGGAAGATAAGCGATGCAGCAACTGCCTCTGGTATCAAATGCGCTGGCAACAATGCGCGAAAACGAATCTGCCAACCAGCAAGAGCCGGACGTGTCGGGAATGGCAGGATGTAGACGAGGAATAAAATGTCACTGAGAGAACAGCAGTCGAAATTCGCCGCCATGGTCGCGGACCTCATCAAAAAAGCCGGAGAGATGGGCTACGAAGTGACCCTGGGCGACGCCTACCGCGATCCCCGGCTCCACGGCAACCCAGGCGTGAAAAAGGGGTACAGTTCCGCCAATTCGTTCCATAAATCGAGACTCGCAATCGACCTCAACCTGTTTCGCGACGGGAAATACCTATCCTCCAGCGACGATCACAGGCCCCTCGGTGAATGGTGGGAATCAATCGGAGGGACATGGGGCGGTCGCTGGAAAGACGGCAATCATTATTCCCTTGGTGAAGGCAAGGGGTAGGTATAGGTTGCCAGATAAAAATCGATTGTAGAGCCTCTCAGAGCTTTGCACACGTAAACCCGCGTGAATAGTGGGTTTACAAAGGAGACGATATGAAGAATTGGAAATCTACACTTTTCGGCGGGATAACAGCGGCGGGTATCGGTATGGCGCAGTCTGGCGACGGCATTGTTCAGACCATCGGACAGGTGCTATCGGTAATCGGCCCGATACTGCTCGGACTATTCGCCAAGGATGCAAACGTTACCGGCGGCACGGTGCAAAAGTAACCCCTCCCCACATTCCTTTCACCAGCAGCACTCTCCTTGACTCGCCCGGTGCAATGTCGGGCATTTTTTAAAAACAACAGCACCCCTCACGCCGACGCAATGAGGTTGGGGATTCCTGGCCAGGCGCACCATGAGGGGTCTTTTTTATGCGCCACAGAAAGTGCGCCAAAGATGCGCCACTGGAAATAAAAAGGGGCTACGGAAATCTACCGTAACCCCTTGAAATTATGGCGGGCGGTGCCGGACTCGAACCGGCGACCCCAGGCTTCGGAGTTATAGGGCCGATCCCGTGGAGCGTTGCCAGTAGCGGGTTCACGGCTTCTTTCTCTGGCGCATTGCGCCACTGGATTTGCGCCCGAATTGCGCCAACTCATCTTGTAGGTGCTGCGGCGTCAACGTCAAATACCGCTCAGTAGTCTTGATGCTGGCGTGACCGTATGCCAGTTGCAAAGCGCGGAGGCTGATACCGGATTGCAGGGCGTGGACTCCAAACGCATCGCGGAGGATGTGAGGGTGGAGAAGCGAAGGCGGATATCCGGACCTGGCCGCGCCCCTCTTTACTGGCTTCTTCAAGTCCTGATACGGCAGCTCTGTTTCCTTGTTGATCCATAGATAGCCTGGCTTCCATGCCTTCCTGAGCCATGCCCGCATTTTGGGGTGTATTGGCATGGTCCTTGTCCGGTCGCCCTTCCCCTTCACGTATATCCACCCATGCACGACATCCACCTGTTCGCCTTGCAATTTCAGAACTTCATTCTTTCGAAACCCCCCATAATATATCACTGCGAAGATGGACCGGTATACCCTGTCCTTGCCCGACAACGCCCGGAGGAACAGGAGGACAGACCGACGATCCGGAACGACCTTTTGCGGCGGCGCAACTTGCCGGGCGGTAAAGTTGCGGATCTTGAAGTTCAGCGGTTCCGCTAGACATTGTTCCGGGTCCGTCATCCAGCGGATAATTGCCTTCAGATAATTCAACTCCTTCTGGATCACCCTCTTGCCTATCGGCTTTCGCGCTTTCGCCTGTTCTGGCGTGTCTTCTCCAGGTAATTGCCCGTGGTGGCCGGGAAGGTACGTGTCGCTCATCCGCTTTGACTTGTACTGCTCTATATATGCAGGGGTGAGGTGAGATGGGCGCATATGGCCGAAAAATGGCTTTAGATGGCGATTCCAGACAATGAGGAAATCGGCGTATGTGGTCTCTGACGTGCTATGGCGGTAATATTCGCAGAAGTCCGGCCATACCTGTTCTATCGTCGGGGCAAGTTTGGCGGCGGGCTTTTTAGCGGTCTTGAGTAGGTCGGCGTAGTAGGCAAGTGCTTCGGCGCGGGTGCCGCGAAAATGGAAATATTCCCGTTTATTCGAGGGTTTCCCGGTTTTAGGGTCTTTCTTTCGCCCCTCCGGATACCATCGAATAATCCACGCTCCGGGATATTTGGGATGAGGGGTTATTGACATCTATACCACCTGCACTTATCTCCAAGAGTTACTTCCATTAAAGTTATTGACACTTGGTAATGTGGGTTTTATATTCTATCCAAAACTTTTGACGGAGGTAAGGCGAATGAACAAATTGGATAACGAACCTGTTCCGACAAACCGCGCAATCCAGCCCGATGAACTGCTACTGTTGATCAAAGGAACCCTCAATCTAAAAGACGTTCCACCAGCAAACAAAATCAAAGCTCTCACGTACCTTCTTGACAAAATCACTTAACCCCTCTCGTTAGCATCAACAGAAATTCCCTTCTAATTTCAGCGGGGAGGCGGTCAATGTTTACGAGCGTCTCCCCAAAATCATACACCTCAGCCGGGTCTAGTTTGTAGTGAGTCACAATCTGATCTACTGTTTCCGGGTCCGGCGTCGCCGTCCTTCCGGTCATTAGGTTTGACAACGTGCCATGGTTCCCGCCCATTTGTTCTGCAATCCACCTTAACGACCTGTCGTTATCCAAATCCGCTTGTATTGCCTTCTGTAAAACTTCCTTTTTTACTCTCATTTAACTTAACCCCCTAAAATATTGTGTAATTTCGTGCTTACCTTTATTCCATAATTATCTATAAAAAAACTTTTTGTCAAACAGATTTTTTTATTGACAGCTTGCCCGTGGTAAGATATCTTACCGCTCGACTTGGTAAGACAACTTACCACAATGGATAAGGAGCTATACATGTGGAACTTTGCGAAAGACAGGATCAAGGCTCTCAGGGAGATGAAGGGGCTTAAACAGTCCGAATTTGCTGCATCTCTCGGGGTGCCGAAACAAACAATTCATGCGTGGGAGTCGGGGAAGATAAGCCCCTCTATTGCAAGCCTTATCAAGATTTGCAACGCGCACGAATGCCAGCCGGGATATTTTTTTACCTGCAATGGTAAAGCGTCTATCCAAAATGGATAGCAAAAATCTTCTGGGGAACACGGCGAGGAACGAGGCAAGGCAAGGCAAGGCATAGCAAGGCGAGGCGAGGAATCTAAGACAGAAAGGAATTGTGATGAACTCATCAGGGCGAGTGTACTTCAAGGGGAACTCAACGAATGTAGATGTTCGCAAGTTGCAAGAAAAATGGCCGGAATCGGCCATGAAGCCAGGCGATATCATCAGATATGAGGAACTGGCGGAAGTTCTTAGCATGGAACTAGGGACGAACAGATTTAAGACCATCATCAACCGATGGCGGAATCTTATCGAAGCCAGCACGGGCAAGCGTCTTGCCGCGATTGACGGCAGACTGCAAGTGCTGACGGAACCGGAAAAGCTATTTGCCGTCGAAAGTAAAAGCCGGTCGATCATGCGGCAGTCACGCAAGAATCTATTACGGACGACCTACGTTGACCGAAAGGCGTTGAGCGATGATGAAAAAATGCGACTGGATCATGTGACGATGAACGAAAGTCGGATCGTGGCCATAAGGCAACTACGGGAATGGGTGCCATTGCCGGAGATGTAGCGAGGAACGTGGCCTGGCAGGGCAAGCGCGAGGCGAGGCGGGGCAAGGCACGGCTAGGCAAGCGCGAGGCGAGGAACAGGGCCAGGCGAGGCGTGGCAAGGCATGGCTAGGCAGGGCGCGAGGCGAGGAACACGGCGAGGCGGGGCAAGGCATGGCACGGCCCGGCGGGCGCGAGGCGAGGAACACGGCAATCAAACTTATCAAGGGGAGAATAAATGAAACAATATCAAATCACATTGAACGGGCTGACACCACTACTGATGCATAACGACAACCTGAACTTCTCGGAGAAGCTCGCAGAATGGCGCAAGGCCCCAGAAAACAAAGAGGGCAGCAATGCCGGTGACGACCGTTCGCCAGCTTGGACGTGGATCGGATATCTATACCACGATGGACGCAATCTCGGTATATCCTCAGATAACATCATGACCATGCTTAGAGAGGGCGGAGCAAAAGTCATCAACAAGGGCAAGGAAACGTATAAAAAACAGACACAATCCGGCGTCATGCTAGACCAGCAGCAGTTCGATATTTATGTGGACGGCAAGCGGATACCCATTGACCGGATAAAGCCCCTTATCGGCGTCAACGACTTCGCCCAACACATAGAACTTGCGGAAGAACTAGGCTTTGAACTGCTCGTTAAGCGGGCAGCGGTTGGCAGGGCGAAACATATCCGCGTTCGCCCGATGTTCAGAACGTGGCAAGCGGTGGGTTCCCTAACTGTACTTGATGAGGATCTTTCTGGGCTGACTCATCAGGTATTGGAGACAGTATTGCGGCAGTCCGGGGCGTTGTGTGGGCTATGTGACTGGCGACCTTCTTCAAAGAGTTCCGGCACGTTTGGCAAGTTTCAGCCGATCATCGAGCCGATATAAGGACCAACATTCCGCGCAAAGCCCCGCCAGTGTAGACCTCCCTGCACGGTGCGCGGAACTCCCTTTCCCGGTTGCAGCCGGGGAGGGGAGAAGGGGGAAAAGGAGAAGTGACATGAACACGGACGAGAGAATCATCGAACTGTTACAGGAGCAGAACCGTTTGCTGACCATCCTCGTTGCTCCGATTATCAGCTTGCAATCTAAGCAGTTGGCAAGGGCTACACCTGAAGACCGGAGGAAGGCCAGCAAAGAAGCGGCGGCGGAATCGAGAAGATTATACAAGGAGCGCAATAAATGAAAATCAAGTGGAAGCGCACATTGAAGCGGTGGGATTCAAGGGGCGTCGGTCGCTGGATGCTCCATAGGGGGTGAATATGATTGCGTGGTGGTGGCTGATACTTGCCTTCGTGTGTGGTGGCATTGGCGGCGTGGCGGTTATGTGTCTCTGCTGTGCAGCCAAAGAGGCGGATAGAGAGATTGAAGAGATGGAACGAAGGATAGCGGAATCGGGGAGGTTCTGAGATGAAGAGGGGATTCCTGAAAGCGGCATTTCAAATGATGGTCATGTTCGCGCTGATGTACTCATGCCTGTATCTGCTCATCCAGGCTATCGAGGCTGATACACGGGACGAGATGCTTACCCGCGAACAGAAGGCCGAAATCATGCGGCGGCAGGTGACGCCATTCGACAAGGCCCATGATATCGAGTTGGCAAGCGACATATTGAATGCAAGAGCAGAAAAGACATGGGAGGGAATGCGGTGAAATGTCCTAAATGCGGGGCGAACCTGTTCAGTGACACGTGGTATCCAGCGGACATCAGTTGCCCAATATGCGGATTATATATCCCCACTACGAAGGATGTAGCGTTGCCGATGGACAAGAAAAAGATGATTGGCACGTTCAAGCAAACGGACAGTGCTTCAAAACGTGTGTTGCTCCGGCCATGCCCCGTCAAAGGGTGCAGCGGGACTATCCGGATAGACAGTACGCAGCCCATGTGCGCTAAGTGCAAGCAAAAAATTGCAGACTGGAAGAAGACGCGGCAACTGACAATGCCCCCTATCATTGAGATGAACGGGGAATTGATAATGCGGAAAATGGTTAATGTGGAGGTGGCTGAATGAACATCACGATTAACGGAGTGCCGCTTGAGGTCGAATTTGATTACTACCCAGGCTACAGGGGCAAACGTGACAGACTCGGCGTACCGGAGGAACCGGACGAGGGGCCGGATGTCGATATAGGGCGGGTGTATATCGGGGACAGCGATGTAACGGACCTATTGAGTGTGGAGAGCTTTAGGGAAATCGAAAAGAGGGTGCTGGAAAGAATCAAGAAAGGGGTGTGAACGTGGATATTGAATGGTTTGAAAGGTTGATTGTCTGGCAACAAGGGAAGGAATCGCGGAGCCTCAAGATAGAAATAGGCGGGCACTTGCCACTGCATGTATTCGCCTATGATACGGCGTTGCTTGACGGAATGACAGTGAAATGTCCGGACATGCCGGACATAGAGGGGAAGGTGGAGACAGAGGAACGCAAAAAGTATGACGAACTGAAGGTGAAATATGGCGAGAGATAGCGAAGGGAGAAGTTACCCGATAGAAGGGTACGGCAAATTTTGGAGCGTGACTACTATTCTCGGTATCCTCGAGAAACCGGCGTTAGTTCAATGGGCGGCGAACTGTGCAGTCCAGCACATCACGGACAACATCGTTGATTTTCTGACCTCCCCGGAAGAAACAAAACGCATCTTGGACGAAGCAAGAACAGCACACAGGGCAGTCAAAGACCATGCGGCAGATATCGGAACGCAAGCACATGAGTGGATTGAAAGATGGCTGACAGATAGTTCTATCCCGTTGCCAGATGATGATGTTGTTCGGGGCGCGGTGACAACATTCATTGAATGGGCTAAATCTGTCAATCTCTCCCCGATTGCATCAGAGGTGAAAGTGTTCCATCCATCATTCAGGTACGCCGGTCGATTCGATTTGCTGGCTACACTGAAGCAGGGGAAACAACGTAAGTCCAGAACATACCTCATCGATATTAAGACTAGCGGCAGCATATATGATTCGATGCTCTATCAGTTGGCGGCGTATGAGGAAGCATACAGAGTATGCGACGGCAAACACAAGATAGACGGAAGGGGCATTATCCGACTGGATAAGACGACCGGGAAACCGGAGTGGAAGGAGTACACGAACATTGAAGAAATCGCAGGATGGGAAATCTTTAAGCGATTATCCGAAATCTACTACCTCATCAAGGGAACGCCCAATGGTGGATGATTGGGACAAGCTCTACCACTGGCGCAACGAACGACGACACAAGAGGGTGATTCATGACTATGAAATGTGACAATGTTTACAGTAGGTTGCAGGGCGCAAGGGTTGAACTGCAATCCAGACAACTCAAGGAGACTGGGAAGAACTCTTTTGCAGGGTACACATATCTCGAGCTTTCTGACTTCCTCCCACACATCAACGAGATATGCGCTCAATACGGGCTGTGTGGGGTAATCAGTTTCGGAGATGTGGCAACGCTGACAATTATCAATACGGAAAAGCCGGATGAGCAGATAGTTTTCAGCTCTCCGATGTCAACGGCAGAACTGAAAGGCTGTCACCCTATCCAGAACCTGGGCGCGGTGCAATCGTACCTCCGGCGTTACCTCTGGCTGTCTGCGTTTGAAATAGTCGAGCACGATGCGCTTGACGCTACAACAGGCAATGATAAGACTCCCACACCAAAGAAGCCGGAATCAAAGAATGATCCCGTAAAGCCCGCCCTATCCACTGACCAAAAGAAATACTTCCCACGCATCAAGACGGCACTGCAAACAATCCAGGGTGACGACCTGCACGGCAAGAAGCAGATTGTTAAATCGCTTACCTCGTTCACTGGCACGGACGGAAACGAGGTTGAGGGCATTGAGGATTACCGCAAGCTGGACGGCAAGCGTCTACAGATATTGGCGCACAAACTTGAGAAAATAGTGAAGAAAAGGGAGGCTGAACAGAATGCCGTATCTTAATCAGGCAACGATAGTGGGACATCTCGCAAAAGACCCGGAAACCCGGTTTACAACGGGCGGGATGGCTATTGCAAACTTCTCCGTCTATACCCGGCATGGTGTCAAGAAGGATGGGAAGTGGGAGAAAGAGACCACGTTCCATGATTGTATCGCTTTCGGCAAGCAGGCTGAATGGCTCGGAGAGGCCCGCAAGGGGCAACTGGTTATACTCACTGGCCGAATCCAAAAAAGGAAGTGGCAGGACAAAGAGGGTAAGGACCGCTACAGCGTTGAGATAGTTTGCGACTCCGCGCAGGTGATGAAGGACAGAGAAGAAACGGGCGCGGCGGGGGAGAATCAGGCCAGCACGGGCGGATCAAGCAACTATGACGACGACGATATCCCATTCTGACGAAAGGACGATGATGGAACTGTATGTAAAGCAGATGCAGGGCAAACGGACGCGATACGTCCCTTACGTCCCGCCCAACAATAGCAACATGGCGATACCACAAGAGCAGATGGTAACGCTTTTGACCACGATTACAATGTCGATGCTGATGAGCATTGAAGACCAACTGCCCAAAAAGCATAGCCGGTTTTCACGGGAGATCCGCAATATGGAAGCCGCCATTTCCCGGCTTGCGAAGCTGAACGCGAAACCGCTTGATCCGGTGCTGGTTAACGCCGGAGTGGTGGGATGGAATGCCGCGATAGAGGGTATCCAGAAAACGTTGATGGGGGTGTGATGTGACAGCAAAAGAGAAAATAGAGCAGATGAAACAAGCATTCGAAGACTGCGACAAAGTAATCGATGCTATAGATGATGCTGTCGGGATAAGCCCGGAAGCCCCGCTATTTAGATCCATAAGCAGATTGCAGGACATAACCGTAAGGGCAACAGCGGAAAGCATCGGAATGGAAGAAGAAGTCCTTGACTGGTTTGTCCGTGAAAACAATTTCGGTGCAACCAGACACGTATGCGAGAAGGATGGTGTCGAGACAGTGATCGACAGTATTGACGCATTCCTGCAGTTCGAGGGGGTGCAATGTGAGTATTATGAAATAGGCAAGGCCGAAAATGCCGAAGAAGCCGCCCTTGGTAGAGTTGTAAAGGAGTATCTGGCGGCAACCGGATCATGGCCGTGGAATAATGATTATTGGTGGGACAAATTTCAAAAAGCAATAAGCAGATAACATCACAAGGCTGACCGCCTCCGGGCGGTTCGTGCCGCTGGTTGTATCTTTCGGTGGAAGGAGCGGAGTATTGAATTACATTGGAATTGACCCCGGTCAGAAGGGCGGGTTGGCTTACCTTGCAAACGGGCAAATCACAGAATATACCCTCATGCCTCTGACCGTCCACGACGTGGTGCTGTGGGTATCCGACCGTCTCCACAACGCAGATGGCCCGGTCTCTCTGGTCGCGGAACTAGCTCAGGCGATGCCAAAGCAGGGCGTCACATCGTCGTTCAACTACGGGCGCCATTTCGGCCAGTTTGAAGCTATCGCGGCAGCCCTTGGCATACCGTATCACGAGGTCCGGCCGGCAATCTGGAAGAAGGCTATGGGGCTGAATGCGGCGAAAGTAGACAGTGTCACCCTCTGTCAACGGCTGTTCCCTGGTGTGGATCTGATCCCGAATGGGTGCCGTGTGGCAAAGGATGGCATAGCGGAGGCATGCTTGATTGCCGAATGGGCAAGGAGGCAAGGACTGTGACATCAAAGGAAAGGCGATATGTTGCGCGGTTGGAGACGCGAATTGAAGAGTTGGAACGCCAACACGGGAAGGAAATGGATATATACCGCGACAACATAGAAGAGATTGTTGAGATGCGGACCGCACTACGGAACATCCACGACGCGCTCGTTGACGCGGTAAATGAAATCAATAGCGTTATCAGGCCGATAGATCGGATAAGCGACCGGCTAACGGTGGGGGGAGAATAAAAAGGGACTAAGACGGGAGTGAAAATGCGTAAAGAAAGAATCGACAGAGTATACAGCGAGTGCAAGCGGTTGATGGAGAGGATTGACGAGTTGCGGGATGTGTCGGGGGGGTCCTGTGACCCATACCCCCGCGAATCTGGCGCGGTGAGACGCGCATCAATGGACCTGACGCGGGCATTGGCGGACATGAGAAAGCCGTGTTTCTGGAAGTTGCCGGGGGATAAATAAATGGCCGCACCTTCGTCATCACGCCCCGACAAATGCCACATTTGCGGCAAGATCGCATGTCAAGGAGATTGTCTCAAATGCCCGAAACGTCCGATCTCTCAATGCGACAGGGGCTTTTTCCACCCCTGCGTCGTCCGGAAAGAGAGCGGGGGGATACTGTGGGGTTGGGTGTGCGGGGATTGCTATGGGCGGTTTAACCAAAAAGGAGAAATACAATGACACGTAAAGAGATTGCGGCACGAGTAGCTGACAGGCTGGAAATATCCAACAAACTCTCAAATGACGTGATAGCCGAAGCACTCAACGAGATACTTGCATCCGTCATGGATGACGGTGAAACGGTGGTATTGCGAGGGTTTGGCACGTTCCGGCGCGTGGAGAGAAGGGCGCATAAAGGGCGGAACCCGCAGAATGGGGAGTGGGTGGAAGTCCCGGCGAAGGAAATCTTTTATTTCAGACCGGCGAAGGCGACCAGAAACGTGAGGTAAGGATGGATTATTGCTCATTCTTGAAATCAAAAGAAATTGTAACGAGACCATCCGGTTTCGATGTTGTCACGTCATATCTTCCGTCAATGCTGTATGACTATCAACGTGACCTTGTGTCATGGGGATGTAGACGTGGCAAGGCGGCGTTGTTCACGATGACCGGAACCGGCAAGACGGCAATGCAAGTATCTTGGGCCGATGCCGTCCGACGCCACACGTCTGGCAAGGTGGTTATTTTGGCACCACTGGCAGTTGCACAGCAGACTGTCAGAGAGGCCGCAAAGTTTGGAATAGAGGTTAATTACTGCCGTCATGCAGGCGGTGTAAAGGACGGCATAACGATTACAAACTATGAGATGCTACATCACTTTGATGATGTGAAGTTTGATGGGATTGTACTGGATGAGTCCGGTATCTTGAAGTCCTACGCGGGGAAAATGAGGAACGCAATCATCGACAGATCGCAAAGTATCCCCTTCCGTCTGGCATGTTCGGCCACTCCCGCGCCAAACGACTTCATGGAAATCGGCAATCACGCGGAGTTTCTAGGCGTGATGAGCTACAACGAAATGCTTGCGACGTTCTTTGTCCATGATGGTGGTGACACATCGAAATGGAGACTCAAAGGACACGCTGAGACGAAATTTTGGAAATGGTTAGCATCGTGGGGATGCTTCTTAAATACACCGTCTGACCTCGGATATTCTGACGAAGGGTTTGTCCTCCCTCCTCTCATAGATCATCAACACATCGTCGAGTCCGGGCCGTCAGATGGCGCATTATTCGCCTTTGAAGCCAGGGGGCTACTGGAACGTCAATCTGCACGGAAGGAAAGCATCAATAGGCGGGTTGAGAAGTGCGTGGAGATTGTTGAGACAAGCAATAAGCCATTCCTTGTCTGGTGTAATCTCAACGCTGAAGCCGACGCGCTGAAACGGGCGATTCCTGGATCTGTGGATGTGAGGGGAAGCGATACTCAGGATCACAAAGAACGGTCAATGTTGGAGTTCGCAGCGGGAAACATACCTGTGATGATCAGTAAACCCACAGTTTGCGGCCACGGCATGAACTGGCAAGTATGCGCTGATACTGCATTTGTAGGGCTATCGGACTCGTTTGAACAGATATTCCAGGCAACAAGGAGGTTTTACCGCCACGGCCAGTCTCGATCTGTTAACCGGCATCTAATCATCAGCGAGGCAGAAGGCGCGGTGCTGGCAAACATTCAACGCCAATATCAAGAAGATGGAACGAGAACGGGATGAATATATCGCAAACAATCCGATATCTATTCCGTCATGGTTACAGGGAGGCGTCGATGGTCAAAAATCAGCAAGTAACGGATAATTACGCACTCTATAACGGCGATTGTGTTGATGTGGCGAGGGATATTCCAAGCGACAGTATTCATTTCTCTGTGTCAAGTATCCCATTTGCATCGCTTTACACATATTCAAATCATTGCCGCGATATGGGGAACTGCCGCAATTATGAAGAGTTTGCGGAACACTTCAGTTTTATGATCTATGAGTGGTTCAGAATCACGATGCCGGGGCGACTTGTGTCAATCCATTGCATGAATCTACCGACCAGCAAACAACATCACGGTTATATAGGTATTCAGGACTTCAGGGGCGATATAATACGATGGATGCAGAAAGCCGGATTCATTTATCATTCTGAGGTGTGTATCTGGAAAGACCCTGTGACCGCCATGCAACGCACTAAGGCACTTGGTTTGCTCCATAAACAGATTAAGAAAGATTCGGCTATGTCACGGCAGGGAATACCTGATTACCTATGCACGTTCCGCAAGCCGGGAGACAACACTGAACCGGTCACACACACCAACGAGACGTTCCCTGTTGCATTGTGGCAGAATTACGCATCACCCGTATGGATGGATATCAACCCGTCAAAAACATTACAGCGAACATCAGCCAGGGAAAACGCCGATGAACGCCACATTTGCCCTTTGCAGTTGGAGGTAATCGAGCGGGCTATAGACCTATGGAGTAATCCCGGTGACGTGGTTTACGATCCTTTCGGCGGCATCGGTTCAACCGGATATGTGGCACTACAGAACGGACGCAAGACCATCATGAGTGAGCTGAAAGAGAGTTACTACCGGCAAATGGTGTTAAATTGCCAGTCTGCGAAATCACAACATGCTACACTTTTTGATTAACCTTCAACCATCACTTTAACACAAGGGGCGTAAATGACTGAAATTGAAGCAATCACGGAAATGCTACAGGAACTCGAACGCGCCCGGCTGATTCATCCCCGCTGGCCTACGGACCCCATCCACCAGGTTGCTATCATGGCGGAAGAGTCCGGGGAGTCGGTGAGGGCAGTGAATAACTTGGTATATGAGGGCGGCAGTATTTATGACTTGAGAGATGAGCTTATCCAGACTGGCGCGATGGTAATGCGCTGTCTGGTAGAAATGGAGGGGATGTGACAGACATTGACACACTAGCCGATCAACACTAGCAGTATATCCGGGCATTGCTGATACAGCACGAAGAGGATTTATGCACAGTGGAGAAGATAGGATTCCATTACAAATCCGCCATGAAACACGGGTGGAAACACGCCGTTGAGAGGATGAGCATATTTCGGACGGAGAGGCTACGGATTTGATATCAAAAAAGACTAAATACAAACAGGCGTTTCGTTGCATTGCGCTGTGAAAAGCGTTATTATGTGGGTGTCCAGACAGTATAGAATTGTAATTTGGAGCAAATATGTTATCCTTCAAAAACCCTCTATGTGAATATCCGGTTGATTCAACGCTGTCTGGACAACAGCCTTAATCTCCATTCCGGTTTTCATGTAGGGGGTTTTTGTTTTTGAGAGACAAGATGAAAAAACCCTTTTTTTTCAGAATTGAAGCAGGTGCATTGCTTGATTTCGCTACCGACCCCGAAGGTGAAGGGATCACTTTGTTGCGATTCGCCAAGGATTTGCAGAAAGGGGAATCGGACATTCCGTTCATACAGCAGGTGATTGATGAGGCTAGGGGTTTTATCGAAAAAAAAGCTAATGCTGGCAAAAAAGGTATGAAAAACAGGTGGTTGCCAAAAAATGAAGTCGATAACAGTGTTATAACAGTGTTAAGCAGTGTTATAACAAACGATAACACCGTTATAACAAACGATAACACACCTATAACCAGTAGCAGTAGCAGTAACAGTAGCAGTAACATAGAATCTA